AAGGTAATGATCGTTTCCACCCCGCATGGTATGAACATGTTCTATAAACTATGGGTGGATGCAGAGGAAGGTCGTAATACCTATATTCCTATTGAGGTTCATTGGAGTGAAGTACCGGGGCGTGATGAGAAGTGGAAAGAGGAAACAATTAAAAACACTTCGGAAGCACAGTTTAACACGGAGTTTGAGTGTGAGTTCCTTGGTTCTATTAATACTCTTATCGCTCCGTCAAAGTTAAGAACATTAGCATACAGAACACCAAATACTTCTAATGCGGGATTAGACCTTTATATTCCACCAGAAAAAGACCACACATATATGATTACTGCTGATGTTTCACGGGGAACATCAAATGACTATTCAGCATTTATAGTAATAGATATATCTGCTATACCCTATAAAATTTGTGCAAAGTTTAGAGATAATGAAATTAAACCTATGCTATTTCCAAATAAAATATATGAGTTAGCACGGGCATACAATCAAGCATTTGTTCTGATTGAGGTTAATGACATTGGAGAACAGGTTGCTAATGCTATGCAGTTTGATATGGAGTATGACAACCTAGTTATGGCGTCTATGCGTGGACGGGCAGGACAGGTGCTTGGCGGGGGGTTCTCTGGTGGTAAAGCACAGTTGGGCATTCGTACCACAAAGGCAACTAAGAAAATTGGCTGCTCAAATCTAAAGCAGTTGGTTGAAGATGATAAAATGATTATAGAAGACTATGATATTATCAACGAGTTATCCACATTCATTGTTAAAGGTCAATCTTTTGAAGCAGACGATGGGTGTAATGATGACTTGGTAGCATGTTTATTCATCTTTGCGTGGGCAACAGATCAAGCATACTTTAAGGAATTAACTGATCTTGATGTTCGTATGACTATGCAGAGAGAAAATGCAGATGCATTGGAACAAGACATGGCACCGTTTGGTTTTGTTATAAATGGTCTTGAGGATGAAAACATAGGAACAATGGTTGATGAATACGGAACCCGTTGGTCTCCTATGGTGAGGAGTTACGACTCAGATTGGTGAGGTGATTTTTGGATTTTAATATGTTTGGCAGTATGCTTTCTGCATTGCAAGGCATGTTTGCTTTTGAAATGATGATGTATCTCTTTGCTGGGGTGTTGTGTGGTTTAGTTCTTGGTGTAATACCCGGTCTTGGTGGTCTTACGGGTTTGTCACTCTTGCTTCCCTTTGCGTTTACAATGGAACCTATGGTATCTTTTGTATTCATCATGGGTCTGTATGCCATAACTACAACCTCAGATACTATTCCTGCCGTTCTATTCGGTGTGCCGGGAACTATTGGTTCTGCTGCTACCGTTATGGATGGTTATCCCATGTCTAAACGAGGAGAAGCGGGAAGAGCATTGGGTGCGGCGTTCACTGCGTCTGCTATCGGTGGTATCTTCGGAGCAATGCTTTTAGCATTCAGTGTTCCTATTCTTCGCCCAGTTGTTATTCAAATTGCATCTCCACAGATGCTTGCTATCTGTATATTTGGGTTATCTCTAGTATCAGTATTATCTAGTGGTAATACTCTTAAAGGTCTTGCTATTGCCTGTATAGGAGTGGTTCTCGCTACCGTGGGAGAGGATGTACACTCAGGCACCTTTAGATGGACGTGGGGTTCTCTATATCTTTATGACGGTCTTCCTATCGTTCCTGTTGCATTAGGGTTATTTGCTCTACCTGAGATGGTTGATCTATTGCGGTCAGGGCAAAGCGTAGCAGGAAATGTAAATAACTTACGAAAAGGGCAGTGGGATGGTATAAAAGATACTATGAGAAACTGGTTCTTAGTTCTACGTTGTTCTGCTATTGGGTCAACTTTAGGGTCTATTCCCGGCATTGGTAGTGCTATTATTGATTGGATTGCCTACGCACATGTTAAACGAACTACTAAGGGAGATTTTGGTAACGGTGATGTGCGTGGTGTTATTGCTCCAGAGGCAGCAAATAATGCCAAAGAAGGTGGGGCACTAATCCCTACAATAACCTTTGGTGTGCCGGGTTCTGTTGGTATGATACTTGTTATGAGCGTATTAGTGATGCATGGTTACTATCCCGGTCCTGATATGCTAGGGGAGAATATCAATGTAACTTACACTCTAGTGTGGGCATTGACACTTGCTAATATCATAGGGGCAGCAATATGCTTTGGTTTTGCAGGACAACTGGCAAAATTAACGCTGGTTAGACCTATATTTCTGGTCCCGTGTATCATTGTATTTTGTTGTATTGGTGCATACCAAGCAACCGAATCGTATCACGATATAACTGTTATGATGGTAGCAGGAGCATTCGGCTGGGTTATGAAACAACTGGGGTGGTCTAGACCTTGCTTAATCCTTGGATTTGTGCTTGGGTCTTATATTGAAAGATATATGTTTATATCCTATGAGCGATATGGTTGGGAGTGGTTGTATTCACCAGTAGTAGCGGGTATTTTACTAGTAACTCTATATGGTGTAGTGGCACCGTTCTTTAAAAATAAAAAGCAAGTTGACCCGGAGAGCGGGCACCCGAAGCGGGCATTTATTCAAGACTTTGTATTTACAGCACTATTAACTCTATTGTGTATTCTTATATTCCTACATAGCACTACTATGCCATTCTCTGCTGGAATCGTACCCGGTATCATGGGAGGCTTTGCTATGATATTTCTTACATGCATTGTAGGGTGGCAATATTATAAATATCGTTTAGATAAACTCAATTAAATCGTGATCCATTTTGATAAAACAGTTAGAACATAGGATAGTTGATTCATTGATTAGTGTAAATACTTCTGATCTAGACTTGTCATTCGTTCCTACACGTTTAGTTATTTTTCTAATATCTGCGTCATGTGGATGGAATCTGAGACATACCGTCTCGCTTTCACCACAATGGGCACAAGATTTCTCTGCAAGGTGTTCATTAAGTAATATGATCCTCTTGCGATAGTTTCGCCGTGAGACTTTTTTGATTGTCTCTTTATACTTTTCATAATGCTCATTCATGAAACTATTTATATGATATAACACATCTAAAAACGCTTGTTGTAAAGCAGTGTTTTTATAAATAAATGTAACACAACAACGAACAACTCTTTATTCGGAGGAGTAAAACATGGCATTTTTAGTTTCACCCGGCGTACATGTTAGAGAAATTGATCTAACTAATGTAATCCCCGCCGTTTCCACAAGCATTGGCGCTATTGCTGGTCCTTTTCGTCAAGGTCCAGTTAGCGAAGTTGTTAATATTTCTTCGGAAGAAGAACTTATTACAACTTTTGGGCGTCCAAATAATTCAAATTTCGAGTGGTGGTTCACTGCTGCAAACTTCTTGCAGTATGGAGACGCACTCAAGGTCGTTAGGGCAGAAAGCGGGTTGACAAACGCTGCTTCTGCTGGTAATGACGCAGTAGTATCTGTTGTTGTAGCAACTGCAAGTGCTGGTTCTACAACTTTCCCAACTGCGACTATTGGTAGTCAAGGTGACTTTGACACACAAGCGGTGCTTGGTGCGGTTACTGCTAAAGTGTTTAGCGTAGCAATCGCTGCTGGTGGTTCCGGCTACTCTGCCAATGAGGTTGTCACACTTAACCTTGGTACAGGCACAGAAGCAACAGTTACAGCTACTGCTGTTTCCAGTGGTGCTGTTACAGCAGTTTCGATTGCTTCAGCGGGTGCTTACACTGCTATTGACAGCGATGTTCTGGCAGTAGCAACCGTTCTTGGTGGTTCAAACGCCGATTTGACACTTAATGTTACACTATCGGTTAGTTCAGTAGTAGTTACCACTGCTGGTGATGGTTACGGCTCTGCTCCAACCATTACTCTTGCTGGAACAAGTCTTACTCAGACTGCTACAGCAAATATGGGAACAGGGTTTATCATTCGTAATAACACTCATTACGAATCAGATTTTGCTGATGGTCAAGCATCTGGTAAGGGTTCTTGGGCAGCAAGGACTGCTGGTGCTTGGGCAAATGGTCTTGCCGTTTCAATTTGCCCTAGTGCTGCTGCTTATTCAGAAACAGCAACATCTTTGGTAGCTGACGCGAGTGCTGCTGCTGGCGATAAAACGATTACTGTTGACAGCGGAGCAGAGTTTAATGTTGGTGATGTTATTCACTTCCAAGAGACAGATGGTTCAGAGTATGAGATTACGACAATTGCAACAAACCTGTTAACAATTCGTCTTCTAGATGACCCGCTAGGTGCTGGTCTTCAGTCTGCAATTGCTGACAATACGGCAATTCGACGGCGTTGGAGGTTCTACGATTTATTTGATGCTGCCCCCGGCACATCAACATTTGCTAGTGATCGTAATATCACTGGAGATGAACTTCATATTGTGGTATTTGACCAAAATGGTAAAATTACAGGGTTTGATAACGATGTTGCTGGACAGCGAACAAGTTCAGTTGTTGAGACTTTTTCAAATCTTTCTAAGCATAAGTTTGCTAAGTCGCCACAGGGTAGCGCGATTTTCTATCCTGATGTGATTTTCCGTCAATCCACTAATGTTTATTGGGTGGATCACCCATCAAGTGGAACAAACTGGGGTAATAACCTTCCTGCAAATTCTACCTTTACTTCTGTTACTGATCCAATTACAGAATCTATGGGTGGTGGAACTGACGATTACAGTGTGACTACAGGCGAACTTACTCTTGCTTATGATTTGTTTGCTGACCCAGAAACATTGGATATTAACCTTATTCTTGGTGGTCCCGGTGGTGGTTCTGGCGACACTGCTGATCTTATGGATACACATGTTACGATGATTACAGACCTTGTTGAAAAACGTAAGGATTGTGTCGGATTTGTTTCTCCATATCGTAGTGCTACAGTTGGTGTAACGTCAATTATCACACAGACAAGCAATGTTGTCGCAGGATTTAATGCTTGCCCATCGTCTTCATACATGGTATTCGATAGTGGATACAAATACATTTATGACAAATATGGTGATGTTTATCGTTACGTTCCTATGAATGGTGACACTGCTGGTCTTTGTGCTTACACAGATAACGTAGCAGACCCTTGGTTCTCACCAGCGGGTTATAATCGTGGTAATGTTCGTGGTGCTATTAAACTTTCTTACAATCCACAGAAAGCACACCGTGACCAACTTTATCGGGCACGGATTAATCCAGTGTGTGATTTCCCCGGTCAGGGCGTTGTTCTCTTTGGTGATAAGACTGCTCTCGCAAAACCAAGTGCTTTTGATCGTATTAACGTGCGTCGTTTGTTCCTTGTTCTTGAGAAAGCAATTGCTACTGCTGCGAAATATATGCTCTTTGAGTTCAACGATGAATTCACACGGGCGCAGTTCCGTAATATGGTTGAACCATTCTTGCGCGATGTGCAGGGTCGAAGGGGTATCACTGACTTCGTTGTTAAGTGTGATGCAACAAATAACACGGGAGAGGTTATTGACCGAAACGAGTTTATTGGAGATATTTTCATTAAACCAGCAAGGTCCATTAACTTTATTACCCTTAACTTTATCGCTGTGCGAACAGGCGTAGCGTTTAGCGAGGTAGGAGGTTAATCATGGCAAACATAGATGACTTTAAAGCAAATCTACTTGGTGGTGGCGCAAGGGCGAATCAGTTTCGCGTAACAGTCACCGCACCACCCGGCATTGCTATTGGATTGGATGTTCGTAGATCATCCTTCCTTTGCCGTGCCTCAAATCTCCCTGCACTATCAATTGCAGAAATTGCGGTTCCTTTTCGGGGTCGTAATATCTACATTGCTGGTGATAGAACATTTGATGAAACTTGGACAACTACGTTTATGAACGATACGGACTTTATGATTCGTACCGCGATGGAATTGTGGTCGAACGGAATCAATGATCTTGCTAATAACACGGGTGTGGTTGCTCCTTCTGATTATCAGTCTGATTTGACTGTTGAACAGTTGGATCGGGATGACACAGTTCTAAAAACATATATTTTTAGAAGTGCTTTCCCAACTGCTATTAGTTCAATTGAATTAACTTCAGAAAATGCTGATGCAATTGAACAGTTTGATGTTAGTTGGAGATATCAACATTTCGAAGCATCTGGCGTAAACTTCTAATTTAGTCCTACTAAATAGCAGTAGGGAGATATTATAATTATGGCAGAACTTTTCGGATTTAGTATTCAACGTGCGTCTAAGGAATCAGGGAGTAGTGGACCAACATTCACTACTCCTACTCCTGATGATGGAACTCATGAGATCGCTGGCGGTGGTTTCTTTAGTCAAGTATTGGATACAGACGGTAGAGAACGCACTGAATTAGATTTGATTCGGCGTTATCGTGATATTGCGTTTCAACCAGAATGTGACGCAGCAATCGAAGACATTGTGAATGAGGGAATTGTTGCTAATCAAAGAGATGTAGCAGTAATGATTTCTCTTGATCGACTAGAATATTCGGAAAAAGTTAAAAAGAAAATACGCGAAGAATTCAATGAAGTTCTTCGTTTGCTTGAGTTTGAGACAAAGGGTCATGATGTATTCCGTAGATGGTATATTGATGGTCGTATATTTTATCACAAAGTAATTGATAATAAGAACCCTCGTAAGGGTATCGCAGAACTTAGAAATATTGACCCTACCAAAATTAAAAGGGTAAGGGAAGTCAAGAAAAACAAAGACCCCAAAACTGGGGTTGATATGATCGAATCAATTGAAGATTATTACATTTACCAAGAAAAAGGTTTGGCAGCAGCGGGTAGCGGCGGCGGCGGTACAGGATTGAAAATTGCTGCCGATTCTATTGCTTATTGCCCATCAGGTATTATTGACCAACAAAAAGGTCATGTTCTTTCATATCTACACAAAGCAATTAAACCTGTTAACCAACTGAGGATGATTGAAGACGCGCTGGTTATCTATCGTATTTCACGGGCACCAGAACGCAGGATTTTCTACATCGATGTTGGTAATCTGCCTAAGATAAAGGCAGAGCAATATCTTAAAGACGTAATGAATCGCTATCGTAATAAATTGGTTTACGATGCTTCCACAGGGGAAATTCGGGATGATCGAAATCATATGTCGATGCTTGAAGACTTTTGGTTGCCGCGCCGTGAAGGTGGTCGGGGCACTGAAATTACGACACTTCCCGGTGGTTCTAATCTGGGGGAAATAGATGATATCGTATACTTCCAACGAAGGTTATACCGTTCACTTAACGTGCCGATTTCACGACTCGAATCTGAAAACGGGTTCAGTCTTGGGCGGGCAACAGAAGTTACAAGGGATGAACTTAAATTCACTAAGTTCGTACAACGTATCCGTAAAAAATTCACCCCGCTATTCACTGACTTACTCAAAACGCAACTACTCTTAAAAGGCATTATTGCTCCAGATGATTGGGCAAATATGCAAGAGCATATTCAGTATGACTTCCTAGAAGATGGTCATTTTGCTGAATTGAAGGAAGCAGAACTTCTGAATGATCGTATTCAGACACTTGATGGCATTCAATCTTATATTGGCACATTCTTCAGTAAAGAATATGTATTGAAAAATGTTCTCCACCTTAATGACGGTGAGATTGCTGAAATGCAAGATCAGATTAAGAAAGAGAACGAAACAGAGGTTGATGATGGTGGCATTGATGTTCCAGATGGAGGCGATGGTGTTACACGTTATCCACAGGATGGCGATGGTGGAGTAGTATCACCGGATTCAATGCCAGACTATGAAGACCCAGAGCATGATGGTGAACCTAATGATGATCAACAGTTTAAAGATAAAGAAGATAAAGGAGATGATGATGAGTAGAGAATTTGTAGATGCTCTTGTAGATGGTAACAATATTAATGCAGAAAAAGCATTCGATAATGCTATGTCTAACAAGGTTGGGGACGCTCTAGAGGTTCGTAGGCGTAATCTCGCAAACACTTTTGTGAAATACAAAGATAAAGAAGCAGACGTAAATGAAACGGATTGAGGAAATCTATGAAACCACAGTTGTGGAGAAGGATGAACATAAGCGTACAAAGGAATATAAACGGTTATCTCCTAAGATGAAGAATGCTGTAGACGAAATATTTCAAAAAATGGATGCTAAACCTTCAGATTTCCTAAATAGTTTCGAAAGCACTATAAATAGTGTAGCTACAAAATATAAAGTTCCAGAAAAGGCACTTTTATCATATTTTGAAAGAGAAATGTTGTCAATCTAGG